GCAGAGCACCCCGCTGCATTGCTGTAGCTTGGGGCACCCCCGTCTTACCGCCACTGGCAAACGTCACCGTTTGCCCGAGCCCCTCGGTAGGGGCGCCTAGTGTATTATCATTTGCCATAGTGGCCTCGTGTAGTTATGCGGCTAGCCCGCGTTTTGCTGCCTAATCTCAGACTGCCGGAAAGACTGCTGAGCGGTGTTGGCTGAGGGTGCAGGTGTGTTGAAGCTAAATGCGTTAGCCATATTCTGAGTAGACTGCCCGCCCATAATCTCCGTAAACAGGTTCCCTGATTTGACTTGCTTAAGTGCAATGTCTAAACTGTAGTCAAGATCATCTGAGATTTCGCTGCTATCCAGAGAGTCCCATCCCGCCTGCGCGATCTGCTTCGCCCGCTGCCCTGCGTCCCAGTCATTCTGCTTCATAGCTTGATCAGATCGCTGCTGGAGCCGTGACTTCCGCAAGGCGGTAGTACCGTTCACGATGTCCGCTACGCCGCCTGTGAGCCCGCTCAGGGCCGCTGCTGCGCTCTGTGCGCCTGCCTGTTCTGAGAATGCGATCTGACTTTCAAAGTCATCACTTGCTGCGCTGTCCCGCGCCCGCCTGTAGTTGAGCACGGACGCCTCAAGGGCCGCGCCGGTGTTGTCTAGCACGCGAGCGTTGTTCTCGCCCTGTGTATACCGAGCAAGGCGGCTACGGCTAGTGCGCAACTCGTTGTTTGCCGCCCGCACAAGATTACTTGCGTAGGCGTTAGCCGCGTTGACTGTGTTGTTTGCATTAGTCTGGGCCTTAGCTGTGATCCCAGAGCTAATACCCATGATAGCGTTAACAGCAAAGTCTACTACTGCTACCCCGGTCTGGTTTGCCATACGTTCTCCTTAGAACCTCTGAACCCGATTAAAGAACTGCCCGCTCCACTCAAGGGCGGTCACGGTCAGGGGATACCAGCGGCGGGCTGAGATAGTCAGATCATACTGTCTAGTCTCCCGGCCTACTGGGATGTTGTGCTGGCCTGTAGCAATAGGCTCGATACCGATCACGTTAGTTGGGTCACCTAAGATGCGCCCGTTGAAGGTAACATCTGTGACTACCTCATCGCGGTAGGTCAAGGACCATGCGAACCCCGTGGAGTTCTTGAAGGCCATCACTAGCTTGCTGATTGTCAGCCGCCCGCTAAGGATAGCCTTATCCTTGTTGTCCCTCATGAAGGGGTTAGTCGGGGTAAAGGACGCGGCCTGTAGGGCACCCACCACTAGGCCGGGCTCGCCGGGGTAGTTAGTCTGCAAGGTAGCAATGCTAGGCAACAAGGTGCCCGTCAGTCTGCGAGTGCTTCGGAAGTCGAATGCTCCTGCCCATGCTTCGCCGCTGCTTAAGGATACCGAGCCTGTACCCGGGCTAACTAGGGAGTATTCCCTAACGCTGTCCAAGTAGGGCCGTGTGCTCAGGCCAGTAATCACGGGGCAGAAGTCCGCCACGGCATATACCCGGCTACCTGCACCTACCCTCAGTGACACCGTAACGATGCCATCCGTCACGTTGGAGAACCCCACGATACTACCCAGCGCTGCGTTAAAGTCCCAGCGGGACCATGCATCCATCTTACGCCCATCGGGCTTGTCAAGGTACGCGAACACATACAGGCTGTTCGGGGACTGGTTAGTCCGCATGAACAATAGCGATGGGCTACCTGTAGCGCTGAGCATTTCAGTTACTCCGCCCGCAATGTAGCGGTCGATCTGGCTGGATGCTGGGAAGGCTTCAGGGGACTTGTCGTTCTGTCCGGGTTGAATCTGGAACACGTTGGTGTACTGATCCCCGCGCTTGACGAAGAAGATAAATCCCCCTGCTGCTACTGGGGCTGCATCAGCCACTGCCTCGTAGCTAGCCATCACTGGCATACTCGCTGCTGTGGGCGTTAACGCCACTGTACCACTAATTACGTACTGCCGACGCTTACCGAAGATCACGATGTCTTGGTCGTACAGCGCACTGTGGAACAGTTCATCGTCCTCACTACCCTGTGGCATCATCTCGAAAGGATCGCTAGCTGGCAGCGTCAGCACCGTGGTGCGGAAGAAGTTAAGGTAGTCGTCTGTCTGCGATACAGCCAGCGCCCCGCCTGAACCAACCAGCAACCTGTTCTGGAACGTGCCTAGGTAGGTTACCTTGCGACCCACGAAGAAGGGGGCCGGGGCGGAGTCGTTGTCACCCGCCGTACTAACCGTAAAGACTGGGTGATCCCCAGCAAGGATGCTGGTTAATAACGCAGCGCTGCTGGCTACATAGAAGTTGCTGCCAGACACTGTGCCGTAGGTAAGCCCGCCAGTAATAGCGTGCTCCATGCCTGCGCCCTCAACCCATGTAACCTCGGTGTAGCCCGTAGTGACCAAGGAGTCCTTGGCGATGGCCTTGAGGTAATACGCCTCTTGGCTGTTCTTACTGCGGACCTTAACCACCTTACCTACGTAGTGGATGACGGATACCTTCTCAGCGGATTCAATCTCGTCAGCCACACCCAACAGCAAGGACCCATCACCACCATCGTCAACCTCGATTGACTTAATAGGGATCGTAAGGTCAAAGCAGATATGGGACCCCTTACGGGAAGCTGTGTAACCCGCACCGTTTAGGGCGACCTTAAGTTCTTCGGCAATAGCATCGGGCTGTACTGCCGCAGAGGCGGTGCCGATCCATGCAGTCACTGCTGAGGTGTAGGCATTAACCCGGTCATTGACCAACTTGGTGTAGTCAGGGCGTACTCCCGATACGGGAGCCGTAGCTACAAAGCTCGTAGTATTGGTAGCCCCACTTACGTGAGTCATCGTTACCCCGGCAACTAGCTGGGACTCGCCCGCTGTAGCGTCTGCCAGTATCAGCCATAGCTTGTTCACATCGGCCTTAACTACTAGCTTCCAGTTACGTGTACCATCGGACCACAAGGAGTTGTTGTCGATGTCGGCTTTGCCGTGCGCTGTCACCGTAGTCTGCCACTCGAAGGTGGAGAGGTCAGCCGTGCTGAGTGCGCCCTGATAGCTGGACTTCGGCGTTGTATAGCTAACCTGTACAGTAGCTCCATTCTGCCGCCTAACAGTAATCTTGAAGGTCCGGCTATACGCCCCGCCCCGTACCCACACTACGCCCTTGGCGAGGTTGTCGGACGATCCGTGGCGATCAGTGCTAGTGCCTGTGACCGGGGTAGTGTTGCCAGTCATGAATAGGTACTTGCCAACCGAGGTCAGCGCAGCTACGCCCCCAGACTCAAGGGCGTCTAGGCCCGTGTCCGTAACCGGGCGCACAATGCTAAGGAACACCTTGTCCGTCTTGTTGTACACCATAACCAACGACAGCGGGTTAGCGCTAGCAGGGCGGGCAGCTTTACGGTACAGCACAAGGTACTCCTTGCCCCCGTTGTCGAAGTCGTAGCTTACCCAGTTAGCCACATCAGCCTGATAGCTAGCAATCTGCGCTGCACTCAGGGTACTCAGGTGCTGCTCGCCCTGCCACACGGAGCCATGCCTACGGCTAAGGCCGTTCACAGGATCGCTGAGCATGTTGATCTGCTCGGTGTGCTGCCCGTCAGCCCGGTCTTGCGGGACCTGTTGGGATACACCCCGTAGCAGGGATGCGTAACTGTTAGCTGCTTTCATGTGTACCTCAGTATCTCAGGCGGCGCGTTACCGCCTTGATGCGGGATAGCCGGGTGTTGCTGTTAATCAAATTTACAGATAACTGCCTGATGTTCTCAGAGTTAGCTGCAATGCGGCATAGTGACCACGCCTGTGTTAGTTCTTGGCGCTTGTTGTTGTCAGCGTCAAAGTTAGATTGGAACTTAAGCACCGCCTCAGCAGCGATCAGATCGTTAAGCACAGCGGGTAGTTCCTCGAAAGGCACCTCGCGTACTAACTCGCCTGTCACATCCTCCGTGATAACGTAGGTGCGGGTACGCGTGTCGTACAGCCGAAGGCCGCGCTCAATGAGCCAAGGCTTAGCCTGCTGACGCACTAGCTGATCCGAGCTACGCACATTGGACTGCCACTTAAGGGCATCCCCGGGTAACTGGATATGGCCCGTGACTGGGGCTGGGCTCAGGGTAGCTGTCTCCGTATTGCACCACCAGCCCGTAGCCTGTATGCGCCGGTTAGCGCGGCTCAGGGCCTTCTGTGCTGAGCCCTTGAACTCGTGGGGCTCAAGCAGAGTGTTGAGTGGGGCCTCGCCCATAGTGGCAAGGCACTCGTTGATAACGTCGAGAGTTGAGGCCATAGGGCTCCATGAAAAAAAAACCCCTCCGGTTAAGGAGGGGTCGGGTTGAAAGTTATAGGCAGGAGGCTACTCCTTGTGAGAATAGCCAACTGTCTATAGCCTTAAGGCTTGAGAATCACGCCACTGAATTCGGCACGATTTGGGGTAACACCGTAGCTCATGTGAGCATCGACGAACCACTGCTTGGTAACCTTGTCGTAGAAGACATCGGTAGTCAAGGGGATAGTCTCACCGGCCAGCAAAGCACGGGGAGAAAACACGGAGGCAACGACCTTGGAGAAGTCGCCATCGTAGGCAGTACCCAGCAAGTGAGAACTGATAACACGACCACCGGGGAAGTTAGTCGAGGACATCACGGGGACACCGTAAGCCTTGAGCAAATGGCCCTGAATGGATGTGCCTTCCGAGGTCTTGTACGTACCGTCGATCAACTGCTCATTCTGCAACAAGGTGTAGAACTCAGCAGGGCGGAGGGCGATAGCCACATCATCGGTGCGGGGATCGACATCCTTCTCTTCCAACTTGACGAACAAGTTGGCGATAGCTGCGTACAGCTTAGCTGGGTCGAGGGCATCGCCAGCGGCAGCAAGAGCCTGCTGAGAACCACCGAAGTGACCAGCAGGCTTGCCAGAAGCACCGGCACCTTTGTAGGTGGACTCAGTGAACAGCGCGGCCTTGAGGGCTTGGATGAAGAAGGACTCGTCCCAGAACTTAGCGATCTTCTTACCGTGCTCCATACCGATTTCCTTGCGGGAGTCGTAAGAAGTCTGGAAGGTTTCCAGCAAGGGCAGAACAGCGCGGGCCAAGATGACGGTATCAATCGTCAGGGTGCGCTTAGCGAAGTCGGTGTTCGTACCGTCGATAGGTGCGCCCGGAGTTGCCTTCTGGAGAGTGGACTCACCAACCGCGAAGTTGGTGATGGTCGAGGTGCCCTTAACCGAGCGAACAGGAATCCAGCCCTTGAGGGCAGCCTTGCGTTCGATGGTAGATTCCACCACGCCGGTGAACTCTTCCAAGTGCAGGGCGGAAACGGAGCCAGATTGATTGGATTGTCCGGGGCGGACAATATTGTACGAGTCGTCTAAAGCCATGAATAGCTCCTATATTAATTGATGAACCTACCGATACACGATAGGTATTGGTACTACGGGTACTGAAACTAGCCTCGGTGCAGAGAGCGGCGGCGCTGGAGGTCAGCGTACTCTTTGCTGCCCTCTAACCGCCCGCCTAGCTTATTGTTAAGGGCCTGCACAGCAGTAGCATACTCCCTAGAACTAAGGGGGCCAGCAGTAGCGGTCTGTGCCCCTCGCCCAGCAGCAGCGTTAGCCAGTGCATCACGGGGATTAACCTCTACGTTGTTAGCGCGGGCATACGCACCGGCAAGGTACTGCACCGCGCCCCGGGCAGCAAGCCCGCCCTGATTGAGGAGGGCATTAATCTCGGCCTTCTCCTCAGCGGTGGCGTTAGTGCCTGCCCACGCCTTGATGGCGCTCCAGTTTTCCTCGCCGCCCGCTTCCTTGTACACGGCCTCACGGCCCGCTGTGGCCTTCTTCTCGGCCTCTGCTGCTGTGCGGGTGTAGGCCACCTCACCGAGGGCTACGAACTGTTCCCAGCCCTGTACACCTTTAGCTGCCAGCGTGGCCTTGAGGATGGAGAAGTCTCCGTCCTTGGCTGCCAGCATAGCGGGGTGGTTAGCGTCGATGCCTGCCTTGCCCACAAAGTTGAGGGCCATGTCCAAGCCTACGTCCCCTGTGGGTTCGTACTCGATAGCGCCTGATGGGTCTACCTGGGCCTCAGCAATTGGCGCTACAACGACTGGCGCTGTGTCCAGTAGGATACTCTCTGGGGCCTTGGCCTCTACTGGCTCGTCTACGATGGGGTCTGCTACTTGATCTGTCATTGAGGTTGTCCTTGTGCGGCTACTGTGCCTGCTTCTGTTGCTACTGTTTCACCAACGCGCTGCTCTGCTTGTGCTTGCTGCACCTCGGCATACTCTGCGTCAGTCATGATGAACCTACTAAGGTCGATGTTGCGGCCCTGCCCAATGAACGAGGCTACTTCCTCCCACTTCATACGGGCGGCTAGCTCTGGGGGTACGTTGACCACGGAGGCCATATCACCCATTGCCATGCGGAAGTTCTCTAAGTCACCGTTACGGCTAAGGGCGTCTAGTCCGGTCACAATGGTAACCTCTAGGTCTGCCCCGTTGAGGTCGAGCTTGATGGCGTCGAACAACCAGCGGGCTACGGGCTTCTGCAAGCTACCTGCTAAGGTGGAGTACACCCCGCCATAGGAAGTCTCTAACTCCTGTGCGGTCATGCGGACCTCTTCTTGCGTAACCCTTTCCGCATCTCGGATAACGGCGCTACCCATAAGGAAGCCCCGGCTCACGCGTCGCTCGTACTTGTCGAGGGTTTCGTTAGCCACCTGAATCGCAATAGGGTTACCGCCTTGGGTCGGAGCAACGTCAGCCGGAAGGCCGGGGAGGGCATCTCCGTTCTCACTGTTGTTCATGTCCTCGATACTGGTCTGCCCCGTTGGGTTAACCATGAACCGGAACTCTGTACCCAGCACCGCCCCATCCACAACGGATTCGCTGAGTACGCTAAGGGCCTCAAAGTCTCCGACATACTCCTCTACCAGCCCGGTGCCGTAGTCGCTCTCGTCAGCGATGTCCCACGTAACAGCTTGGTAAGGTAGCTTGTCTACAGGCCAGCGTCCATCGAAGGCAACAGGCAGGCGGTACTCATTAACCCATTGGCTCATGGAGTAGCTACCGTTCTCTTCGCGCCTGATCCACTTGTAGAACTCTACCTTAGTGTCGTCGCTGTACTGCTTGCGGTACATCCTGATGATGTCCTTATCAAGCTCATCGAACTTAACATTCTCCTTGATGCAGAGGTGCATGACCTCGCCCCAGATGTTACGCTTAACAACGTAGTTCTTAAGGCCGATTACCCGCATACCTCGCTTCTCTAGCACCAGCAGTACGTTGCCTGCTACGACTAAGTGGCGCATGACTGCGAACAGCTTAGGCCGTTGGCCACGGGAGTCTAGCTCCTTGATGGCCTGACGCTCGCCGTTGGCAAGGATACCCTCAAGCTGAGTTTCTGTCAGCTTCATGGCCTCAGCCTGCTTCTTAGCTTTAGGCCCAGCCTGTAACTTAGCGAATGGCCGAGAGGGCGCAAACATCGCAAGCATGAGCTTGTTGCTCAGGTGGTTGACTGCCTGAGCCCCAATGCTCTGGTAGTCGTGGGACTCATCAGTGTTGTCTGAGTCGAAGTTGTCCGGGTAACATACCTTGGGGATAGTCAAGGCAGCGTAGCGCTCTACTCGGGTAAGTAGCCCAGTACGCTGCCCCGAGCACGCCATCCATAGTTCGGAGGCTGAGTTAAACATTTAGATGTTCACCCCAGTGTTGCTACTGCCGATACCGAACTTCTCACGGCGCTTCTTGGCAGCGCCCATTGGGGCTTGCTCCTCGATCTGCACATCGGCCACCTCCGGAGGCTTGTCGAGGGCGTCAGCAGCGTTGCTCACGGCCACGTTGCGGGCAGCAGCCCCGGCCTGTGCCTGTGCCGCCTGTGCTGCACTCTGGCGTGCCGCCTCTGACGCGCTGTTGGCCGCTTGGCGGGTGGCGTCTGCCTGTTGGCGGGCACCTTCTTCAATGGCACGGGCCTGCTTATTGGCTCCGGTAAGCGAGCCTACAATTTTCTGAACAAATCCCATTAGGGCACCTCTTTGTAAAATGATTTAGTTAACGGCTTAAAGCCAGCATTGCTGTAGGCATCTGCCACGATACGGATAGGTGAGCTGTCTCCGGTGATTACTACGGAGCACCCCCTCTCCTTAGCAATAGTGAGCAGCGCAGGTGGGATACTGTCAACTGTGCCCCAATTCTCTAGCTTAAGCACTAGCCACTCTTGCAGCACGGGTAGCCTAGAGTACCAAGGGTACACCGTAGCCACCAGCACTAGGTAGCCTTGGACAACGTAAGCATTACCCTCTTCTACCTCAGCTAAGATAGAGGTAACGGCTGCCTCGTAGTCAACGCCTACTGCCCAGCCATACTTACTAGCGTACTCTTGCAACCGCTTTAGGGCGGTACGGATAAGGCCCCCGTCTAACTCGTCGGCTAGTCTCATGTTTCCACCACGTAACCGTTGCGCAGTTCTTTCAGCACGGCAGCGATGCCTAGCTGGTAGCCTGCTTGATGGGCCGTTGTTTCGGCGGTAACGATAGGGCGGTACATTTTGCTTTCTAGCTGCCGGTAGACATCAGGCGCTAGGCGTACTACGGTAACTGGGGGGGCTGTTGTAGTGGTCATGGTGTTCCTTTAAATAGCGTACTACGGGTACTGAATCAAGAGAAGAAGAAGTCGCTCTCAAGGACTTCCATAATGTCCAGCGTACCCTTAGTGGGCAGTGGCGGGAGGCCGGGGTAAAGTGCAGCAAGCTGTGCTGGTGGGTCGCAGGCTAAGTACATGGCAACGAACTGCTTACGAATAGTATCGAACAATGCCTGAGCGTTAGCAGCGTGTGTTCCATAATCGTCGTGAATCATAGCTAGCGCTGTGATTCCTTGTCGGGCAC